CTCGACCGATCAGTGGGCCCCTCACAGCCTGAACTGCGTCTACAGCTGTGAGGAATGTAAATCACCAACACTATCCGCTATCCAGGCCCTGTGGTCACGACTCCACAATTTTGGATAACAGTTTGGCAGTCTTACAGAGGATGCCAGCCTCAGTCCGGAGCCTCGACCGATCAATTGTTAACCTGGTTCCCCAACCTGGTTTTCACGGTGTTACTCCCAGACCCTACCAACCCCAAAACTTTATTACACATTCAGCTCTGGGACAGCTGGTTGTGTAAACTCCACCTCATAAGTGACATACAATGCCCCAACTGAGATGGGATCACCTAATGGTCCTTGAAACTGTACCAACATGTATGTGCCACAAGCCTGGTTTAGGCGAGCTTCATCTCCAGAGTCCAAGGTCAGCGGAACACCAGGGTCAATCAATTTCCACTGTGTGGCATTGTGGGACAAGTCAAACTCAATCCCATGCCAATTTCCCTGACCCAAATGGTCCTCATTTGAGGAAATGGACCCACCAGCATACAACGGTCCAATGGAAAATTGCGGCTGGTTGGATATTGCGAACCCGCCAGGTCCAACTCGGAACCGCAACGCATCTTCAGCATCATATGCACTAGCCATGCTATAATAACCCTGAATGGTGGTCGGTGCAAAAGGAACATAAGAAACACACAATTTCTTCCACCTGTACTTGCTGTAGTTCCTGGCAATACGGCTCAACCAAGGGAACTCAACAATAGAAGCCGGAGTCAAGAAATAGGTGTTCTTCTGCAAATCACCAGTTCCGTTAACATTAATAACGGATCCCGTGAGCTGCTCAGTATTGGACACAACAACACCATCAGGGACATAAGACATGACTGGTGCGCGGTTGCGCGCAACAACTGGCTTGTTGGATGGGTTGGCATAATTGCCAGTAGCCTTGACCTTTACAGGCGTCTTGGACTTGGTTTTCTTTGCCATCTCAATGATAATATCTGTATGTGGAAGTAGAATCAAAAGGCAGTGGTTGCTTACTCAAGTGGGGAACTTGAAAGGCCCGATAACGTGCCTCAAGCTCGATCTGGGCATCAGGAAGAATTCCATATGCCTTCCATATACTGGCACGGGCCGTAGCCAGCTCAATGGAAAACGGGCGTTTCTGACTGGCAAATAATCTCCAAGTCCGCCCAGTTCCAGACCATGCCTGATCAAGAACCTTATCCACTTGGGACCGCTTTGATGTGAATTTGAGGAAACTGCGGTAATAGCAATCGAGCACGGGCATACCCTCGTATAGGGCCAGACCACAAATGCCAGTGGCACACATGTTGATAGCATATTGGTTCCAATCGGTGACAGCATGTGACATCATGTCCTGTTCAAGACATTTATGGATGTTACGTACCATCATCCAATTGCCACCACCACAATTAACAGGGTGACATTGGCAAAACTCGACATGTTCAAGCTCGTACACAGGAGCCTCCACAGTCATCTCAAATCCAAACCCTAAATGATGTTCAGGCAAGCCGTCCAACTTGCCAACATCATCTGCCTCAATGAACACTCCACAATCATCACCATCATTGATAAATCTGTATTTGACACCCATGCCCTGCAGATAGTGGTGGCATAAGGCACACATGATTACTACATTTCCCAATGCAGTATTCATGTCACCAGAGCCGCGGACACCATTAACTGTGTACTTAATAGTACCATCAGCCATGTTAGCAAACCCCACATTGTTGATTTGCCACTGCAGGTATTCTGCAAGCTCCTCAGATTTGAACAGCATGTTATACAGTGAATGCTCAAACTCTAAGGCATCACTAGAAACATGTTGGTCAAACCGCGAAGCATCAAGGCCAACAAAGCAAGGTTTGGTAAACTCACCCCAGTACTCCTTAATGGTGGCAGCTCGTTTCCACATATTATCACATTTCAGCACAACATGATGGCCAAACACTCGATCAATGGCTTTATAAATACACTTTTCAGCTGGCTTCAAATACCGGCCAATCAGTATATTATACATGGAGGATCTAGGTTGAATCAACCTTGGACAAGGGTCAACCTTCTTTGTTGCATTGTAAAATTCTGCCTTAATAAATGTGGACCAATACCCATAAGACCGTTTAACTCCGTGGACAGTTAACGTCTTAAGGGCTTGTGCATACCTGACTAGTTTTGCTCCTGTATAGCTCTGGACAAATTGTTCACCTGTCCAGACAGTTACATCACCAGGATAAGCACGCACAAGGGCCAATAAAAATGCCTGCAGTTCGGCAAAACTGCGGGTAGGTCTAGGGCAAGGGACAAACCCATCCTTACCCTTAACAAAGTACAACCGCTCAGTCAGTGCCCGCAACATGACACTGCATGAATTGTTGTACACAAAAATGTTTTGGGACACAACAGTGTCCACACATGCAAAGAATTTGCGCGATCGCACCACTCCGTAATTGCGGGTGATCCTGATAGCATCGTGAGACAACCTTACAATTGCCTCACAACCTCTCAGCGCAACACGGCACCACTAAGTGGAATCCATCTCCATCGGGAACATTGAAGCCAACCTCCTAGCCTCAACCTCCTCAGCACTCCTGACAAACGCCATGGTTACAATGTATGGGCACATACGAGCCCAATCACTGTTGGAAATATTGTCAGGCTGGTTCCGTGATAACCAGTGGGCCACCACCAACCGGTTGGCCTCACTGTACTTCGGGTAGCTCAGCTGCATACGGCACACCCTGCTAAGGTCCCAAACCCGCTTAGTGATACCAGCGAGTTCATCCGGGAGCAGTTCCGCATCCGAAGCGTGGACATGGCGCAAAAATCTCCGATACGTATGGACAGCCTTACGGAACTGTCTATTGCGCATCTTCCACCATTGCCACCTGCCATCCAAAGGCGACCACCACACAGTCACCCAATCTGACAAAGATATTCCGGTCAACTCCTCAAAACTGTCCAGACATATCTGGTACAATCTACAGGACCCAACCAGGCCAATCAGGATCGCCAATGGGAACAGAAACACGATCCAAAACATTTTGGCAACCTTCTCCGCCTATACGAATGGCAGATACTAATGCCAGGAATACTCACTGTGGGGAACAGTGTG